ACGACCGTATAGTTCGCGCCAGCTACGCCGTTAGACTTGTCCACCTCTGATGTGAGAACCTGAACGTTTGAAACCGCCAAGTTGTGGGGGCATACAACGTGGACTTCTGGGCCAACGTAAACGTTGTCATGGGGATCATTGTCCACAGGGATTGTGGCCGTTGAGACAATTTTGTAATATACTCCTGCAGCTGTCGTGGTGTCCCAAGTGAAGGTTTTGATTACGCTAGTGCCGTTTATCACGGTAAAAGGTCCTTGGGTTCCGATTGTGACATTAGAATAACGAGTATCCTCCGGCCACGCGATAACTGTAACAATGCAGTTAGTTTCTGTGTAGTTGCCTTCATTAAGGACAGTAACGTGAATCGTTACAGGTGTGCTTTGATTGACATAGTAGGGGGCCACCGTAGTGTTGGAGCTCGCTGTAACCAGAGTTATCGCTACGTCGTGCACCATTGGGCTCGGGGTCGTGAAGAAACCATCATTGCTTGGATAGTAAGTCCTAACCCCACTCGGGCTGACTAGACTTGTAGCAGAGAGGTGCAGCGTGGTGTGACCGGCATTAAGAACCTTGAAAGTGACCTTAAAGAGCCATCCGCTGCCACTAGCCGAAGAGCCTGCGCTAATGAATGATTCTCCAAAGCTTAGAGCCGAAACCCCCGTTCCCATAGAAGAGGGGGGTATGAAACCAAGATAGTGGAGAGGGGTATTAAACCAGTTCCCCACATAGTAATAACCAGTCGCGTTTAAGACAGTAGCATTGAAGCTAAGAGTGGCCTGCCAAGCATAGGTAGGAGGGGCGTTTGCGATGGTTATATTGATTGTGAAAGTGCTGCCAACTGAATAAACGATGTCCGTTTGAGGCTCCACCTCAAAGTATGTGCCAGTCTTGGTAACTACTCCAGTGATTATAGGTACCATAGAACTGATGATGAGTATCATAGCAATAGGTAGCCAAAGCAATTTCTTACCAAAGTATAGACTACTCAATTTCATGCCATTTCCTTTCTCCTTTCATTCTTTCAGCAAGAGTATGAGACACCAGTCGCATTTAAAAATCTTGTGGAAGAATCTTCCCTAAAAAAAGGCTCTCCCCCCTCCTTTTCACCCAGGTCCTCCACTTAGCGGGCGCCTAATCTATGACAAAGCTGGGCTCAAAGTGCTCAGCTAACCTATTTTGTGCGAAGGATTTTGCCAAAAAAGATAGACTTTGGTTTGCATTAAGAAGCCGCAGACCTTAATTAAACGTGCAAGCCTCTCAAAACTGGCTTTCTTTATCTCTTCAACATAGATTTTCTTTTTTCCGAAGGGCGTGTGCCAGAAGAAATACTTCATAAACCGAGAGTGGCAGTGTTTAATGAATGCTTCGCTTATTTTCGCTAATTCTTCGCTGTTTAAGGTTTGCAGCTTGTTTAAGACATATTTTTCGCTTCCGAGCATTTGAATGTTGAATCCAAGCTGAAGCAGGATCTCCGCAACCTTTATGGCTTCTTTGGCCGGAGGCTGCTCAACTATTTTCTGCATCCCAGCTTTCTCCCCAAAAAAATTGTATTTCGCCATGACTGCTGGCATTTCCACATACGGCGTTCCAGCTTTCGTTAATGTTTCCTTTACGAGTTTTGCGCCTAAGCCTATGGTCCTATACTTTGGGTGAACAACAACACGGCTGATAATGCTTAGTTTCTCATTTAGCTCTTTCATGGTCATTTTTGGCAGAATAATCCTACGCCCAAAACACGTGGGCGGAGGATAGCAGTAAACAATAACACCGCACAGCTCTTCGCCACGCTTGAGACAGAAGATTTTCCGAGGCGCGCTTATCCTGTGGCTACGGTAGTGGAAACCCGCAAGCTCTCGCCATTCTTTCGTTGAGCCCTCCCATATGCGCATTTCTTTGACTAGGCTACATTCTTTGGCTGGCATGTTTGCGTAATAGTTCACGGTTATTTCTTTGCCGAAACGCTTGTGAACGTGGACTGAAGGGTTCAAGTCTTCAAAGAGGTCTCTGTGGGTTGTTGCTGCCAAAACCGCCTTGCCCTGTTGACGTGCAAGCTTTTGAAGGTTGTAAGCCACTATTTTGGCAGTGTCACGGTCAAGAGTTGCGGCGAACTCATCGGCAATCCAAAAATCAGCTTTCGACTCTATCATTTTTGCGATTCTATAACGGTATTTCTGTCCATCGCTTAGCTGTTCATACGTGCGGAGGAAAAGGAAAGCATCATTTAAACCCACTTTGCTTAGCAATTCCAGACTTTCTTCAAACGTTTTGCCCACGGTTTCGATTAGCGGCTTGTTCTCTTCTGGTTTGACATCTGCGATGTTTATGCAGGTTAAGCCCATGTCTTGCCGTATGTCCTTCTCCAAAGCCTTCAAGAGAACAGACTTGCCTGAGCCACTATCACCGGTGATGAGAGTAATGCCTTTAGGTGATATTTTCAATTCAACATTGTCGTAAATGACGAATTGTTGCCAATGGTTTAAGCCGAGTCCGAAGCCTTCAGCAACAGCCACAACTCTCTCGCTCGGCATTGGAGCAGCCGTCTCATACGCGATATTAACGACAAACTTACCAGAAGCCCTATCATAACGCCTGGCAAAGCGGCTTATCCGAAAGTATTCACGTCTTCTCATTTGCATGGTCTCCGCTGACAGCAAATTAAATTGGCAAAAAAAGATGCTCGAAAAGGGATTTCTAGAAAGGGAGAAAAAAAGAGAAAAAGCGCGTGAACGTTCTTAGGCGGCATGACCTGTTGCCGCTGGTGTTGTTGTAGCAGGTTTGCCAAAACGTGACACGATGAACTTTGCAATGATGTTGCTTGCCTTCCAGAGGTACCATGTGATGAAACCGTTTGCAAGCCAAGTTTGAATCATAGCGTAATTCCAGCCAGCGTACAAGGTGAGGAAGCCTATGGCACCACTAATTAAAGCTGTGTAGAGAAACTTCGCAAGGCTGAAGCTCTCAGGCGGAGTGCTTGACAAGTAGCCAGCCAACGACGAAAACAAGGCTACAACAAGGGCTATAGGCGTTGCTTCGCCGATTTGGCCCAGCGTCTGCCAGTCGATAGCCACTGCTGGCGGCGCTTCACTTGGCCCCTGCGCAAAAACAACAGGAGCAGCCACAAAAAGCGCAGCCACAATAAACACTGCTACAAGAAACATTTTCTTCAATCCTTTTCACCTCCTTTTTCCCGTCTGGTAACGGGTAACTAAGAACGATGACTGACTAGAACACCGGTAACTGTCCCGATCAGGCCTGTAATGGCGCTGAAGATTTCGTTGCTAAACTTTCCCAAAACAATTATGTTTGCAACCTCAAGACCGGACAGACACAACGTCATGCCTATCGCAAATTTTACAAGCAAAACAAGCTTCTGATCTGGCTCAACAACTATGACCTCAAACTTTCCCCGAGGACCCTTGCGGGCTACGGTTTTAGTTAGCGCCTTTCTGACCCAGTCCTTCATGGTTTAATATCTTCTCCTGTCTCAGACCTCTTCCTAACTTCATTTTTCTCGTACCAGCCAAGAAGCTATCGCGCATGACCTGGGCCTCCTCCAGCTTCACGTAGTTTTTCTCTATCACCTTGACGCTCATTCCCCAAGCCGCTGGAATAGCTGTAAGGTCAATATCGCATAAGCCATCTGAGAAGTGCCAAGCGTTCTGGGCCAATATAATATGCTCTCTTTGCTTACCCAAAAGGCCTAAGTATATGCCCCAACTGGACACGGGAATGTCCACGCCGATGCCTCCCAAGCCCCGACCGATGCTGGCATCTGTCCAATCCACTTGAACAAGGTCGCCTGGGCTTAACTCTTCAAGCTGCTTTTTCAAACTCTTGTTCTTCATATTTTAATTCATCTCAATTCCGAAGATGTGAATTGTTATTTGGGATGCCGCACCCGCTAACCCCTGAATTGTATCGCTTGCATTCATTATTACACCGCCGAGATCCAAAATGACGGGAAAGCCATCAGCAGGAATAATTATAGCGTTGGCAATCACGTTAGTTACTCCAGCAGTGCCACCGGAAGGAACATGATACAATGTTGCAGTGGTGCTTGCCGACCCGGTATTAATCAAAATAATCTCTGTAATTCTTGTACCCTTCTGACCAGAAGGTGAAGTGTAAAGGGTTCCAACAGAAGCTGCAAGTTGAGTAGGTGTTATCAGTCTTTTTGGCACATTCGCTGTTGGTGTACTCATTTCAACTCAACTCGTAATAGAGCAGGTTAACGTAAGGCGGATATGCCTGACCTGTACCTTCAAATCTTGCAGAAACCCTTTCACCCTTGTAAACCAGAAGTGGTCTGGGCAAATAATAGACCCCTGAGCCTCCACTATTGTAGCCAACAATTCCGACCTTGCTCATCGCTTGCTCTGAACCTGAAGCTCCAATTCCTATCTCGATTTGACCGTACTGTGGAGTTGTTTGTGGAGTATCAACTATGCCGATTATCAGCATGCTTAGAGATGTTGAAGCGATTATCTGCGTCCATGACCCCCAAGTCCAAGATGCACTTGGAGCATTTAGGACTGTCATACCTGCTGAAGGGTAAACTCTTGCAACTTTGGTTCTTAAGCCCTTAAGCAATTGTTCTATGGCTTTGATGTCCCTGAGGTAAAGAGGCAAAGAGTATTTGGTTGCATTGTAGCCATAAAGATAGCAGTATGGTTGAAACCGTTGTACGGATAGTTGTTCAGTTGCTCTTAATGCAATTCTTGTGCTTGCAGGAATGATTGTTGGAGTTACAGGGAAATTAGCTACGTAGCCAAGAATAGCATTTGGAGAAGTGCCTGTAAGGCTCATGAATAGTCCTGCGCTTATTTCTCCAATGTCCACTTCCGAGCCTGATGCTCCTTTACCTACCTGCAACTGCATCTGTTCGTTTGCTGAAACTAACCCTGACCCAGAATACCCAACTTCCATAGTAACATGCGTCAGCAAGAAGGGAAAAGATAAGCCTGAACTTACTTGAGTCCAAGAACTCCAAGCCCAACTAACTCCAGGCGTTACTCCTACGCCTACTGCACCATCAGGCACCACCTGCTCCAAAGCTAAAGTGTCTCTTCTCGGCAACATGGCTAAGCCCTCACCAGCTGAATCCAAACATCACCGGCATTAGGGACTCCTCCGCCGCCGCCAGTGGGCGTCTTGTTTTCCCATTTCTTGTCAGCCGCCACGTAGGTTGGGACTTGCCCGTCTTGTGGCGAAGAAATTTTAACATCTGCTAAGTCTCCCAGTCTATGCTTCATGGGAAGAACGTGCTCTAAAACTTCAGCCATGTTCTCAGGACCTCGTTACACTTAAGACCAAGCCAGTTCCAGCGCTGTAAGCAAACGTCAACGTGCAGACAAGCGTAGCACCAGCGTAAAATTGAACATTATTCAAACTTTGGTCAGCATTATAGTTGAACACTATTTTTGTGATTTTCTTGCTGGGATCAGATGTGCTTGTTATTCCACTCAGAATGGCGTTGGTGATTGATTCGCCCTGCCAAACAGGTCCAGACATGCTCACTGTCTCCCCGCTGCTCATCCGCTTCCAACAATCCAAATATCAAACGAAAATATGCTGATTCCAGAGATTGAAGCGTTTACTGCGAGACTAAAAGTCGCTGGAATCGACGCAGACGGAGCAACCACTTGACCTTTGTAATCCCACGCGAGATGCAAGAAAGCTGAAGCATTCGCTGGATTCCAGTTTGCGACGTACATGCTAAGGGTTAAGGGCACGTTACTTGTACTCCGCATATAGACCGTGCAATTTTTTGTTTGCCCCGGTTCGAGCATGCCCCAGTCAATAGTTGTAACGGGTATTGTGAGGTTGACGTCTTTGAACACGGCAATGCCAACCAGCTTCAACGTAGCAGTGTTGCTGATCTTCTGAGAATACTGCATAATGCCAGCTACACCGGCGAGTAAGCAGAGAACGAGCATTATCACTATTATACATGCTGTTTTCTTGTCCAAAAAGGTCACTTTTAACTTTTGATATACGTTGCCTCTAATGGACAGCTCTTGGCTGTTTGGTCCGGTTAAGCTTCTCTACGCTACCGTATCCTTTAACACCCCTGAGAGCCATCATGTAATCTGCCAGCAAGGGCGAGACTTTACCGACGCTTAGAGTCACTTCCAAGCAGGGATCCTTCTGACTCTGGTCGATGTAGTATTCGCAACTGTCGACGCGGTAGCTACCGTTTGAGATGCCGATGTTTGGCAAATTCAGCGTTACAGTGTCGCCGCCCTGAATGATGTTTGTTCCGTAGTCAAGCACTGTTGTTTTCAGTGTGAAAGACTTTGCCAAGTCCTTATAGTAATTAAGCAAGGCTTGCGCGCGGAAGTTGCATGCGGCATCTGTTAAGAGTTGGTCATCTGTTTCGCTGTAGTCTCGCTCGCCATAGCTTGCGATGCTTGCGCTTCCTTGAACTGCTCCACTGTACTGAGCGCCGCCGAAATACAAGCCGTCAATATAGAAAGTGATGCCGCTCGTAGTCGTCATGCCAATAACGATTGCGACAATGTTACCCCAATCAAAGTTTGGGTCTCCATTCCAGCCGCCAGTTCCTGTTGTCCAACCGTCTGTAGCTGCTGCTGGGCCACCATTAAGCGATATCTGGTGAAAGTTGCCATCATTCATAATCTGTTGGCAGTACTGACCAACCATTCTATAGGATGTATCCCAAAGACCAATGTAGACGCTGGCAGCAACAGAAGTATAAATGGACAGGTTCAAAGTTGGAAAAGTGAACATGCTTAGCGGGTTTGACTTGCCCCAATAGAATATCACACCGGTGCCCGGACTGCCACCGCTACCTGAAACCTTGACGCTGTAATTCCCAACAATCTTAACTGTCGACTCTGCAGTTATTGTTGGATTGCCCCAATATGGACCCCAGCCCTGTGACTGAACACCGGAACTATTAGCAAAGACAATAACTGCAGTAGCACTCGGATAAGTATTGAGAAGTGCAGATCCGCAGACAATGTACGTACTTTGGATTGATGAGACAGAGTTCTCTTCGAAATAAGGATAGTAGTAAATGAAGATCTTCTGGCCGGCAGTGAAATTGCTTGGGCTGCTGACATAGAGATTATTCTGACCTGCCTGACTGGTCGCATTTACTGTGCTGCCAATGTAAGGCGTTGATTCGTCTGTTCCAAAGTCTTGACTTGCGACGTTGGGTTTTGAAGCTACGCCGAAAACTGAAATCATGTTCTGGACGCGAGAAATATCTTCGTTATACTCACTATGCTCTATCAAGCCTGAAAGATTAATGCTGTTAGGACTGGCTCCGATCGGAAAGAAACTGAACAGGCCATCAGGCTCCACCCTGTACTCATACCCGATCACACCATTCAGATCGCAGCAGCCAGCAAGATAATTAAGAATATCAGTAATAGACGAATTCGTGTACTTCAATAAGTCGAAAGTGTCGCTTGTATTCTGGATCAATTCTGTGCCGCTGCGGTTATGTCCAAGACCTGCCCAGTTATCCATAAGGTCCTTAACGATTGCTTCTCCTTTCATATTCACATAAGTCTTGTTAACTACTCTTCTGCTGAGTCTTTCTCCCCAACAGCGGCCGTCAATGATAAGATAGTCTTCAGGTGCGCCGCTGTCGCTTTCGTACCCGGCTAAGGTTTGGCACTGTGTCTTCTCAACAATACAGGTGATAAGCTGCGGGCAATTAGCTCCCCTGCCCATGCTGATGTGCCCGTTCATGCCGCATACTATCGGATAAGTGCCGCCCTGCGGACCATACTTGTTACCATAGTTTAAGAGTTTAACTTCAAAGCTGCTGCATTCTTTCGTGCAGCCTAAATAGACATAAGCTGAGATAACGTCTTTCTGCGGTGGCGCCACTGTTCCGAAAGCCATACTTACAACAGGGATTGCGACACTACCGATGCTCATTTTATTCCCCTTCTCAAGAGTGCTTGCTCGCCTGCGCGTTGAATGTTACTTGTTGTCGACGGCGTCACAGCTGCTGCAGCATTAAAGTTCTTAACACTCGACGTAGCTTGGTTCATGTTATTAGCGAAGGTCATCATAGCAACGCTCGCAGCGATAACTATGGCAATTCCAACTCCTGTAAGCATAAGAAAAGTTCCGTAACTAATGTTGAGGGCATCGCATACACTGGTCGCAAAACCCGTAGCAGCGCTCCATACGTTCTGTGCGATTGTACTCAAGGAAAGGGCTCCCGTACTTGCGGTTTGTTCTGCTGTCTCAGCAGCCACAGAAGCCCCGAGAGCTGTTTCAGCACTCGTCTGAGCAGCCAAGGCTCCCGTGTTGGCTGTTTCCGCAGTTGTATCAATCGCAACCGTAGCCGAATGCCCCTGAGTGATTAACGTAAGGAAATTATAGACGCGAGACGCAGTGCCCACAAGTTCAATCATCATCATGACTGTGCGTAGGTATTTTGCGGTTTGGCTGTCAACAAGACCGAAGCTGCTTGCAAGACTCGTTATTTCCACGCCCATGCGGCCGACGCTACCAATGCCGCCTGCAATGCTCCGCAAGCTAACCTCAGTGGTTCCCATCGAAGTATTCATGCTGTCGACGTCAGTGCTAATATTCCCGGCCATCGTTGCTGCATCAGCACTGATGCCTTCAAACACTGGACTCGCATTATCAATTGCTTCCACTGTCGCAGTGACTACGCCAACACTACTACTCACAAGCTAACCTCCAAACTCGCTGACTGCTGCCTGAATTCCTGCTGCAACAGCATTAAGGATACTACCTAAGTTCTCGTTCAAAGCTTGAGTCATAAAGTAACGGGGCGGAATTCTGCTTGTTCCAAACTCTTGATAAAGAGCATACCCCACATTGCAGATAACTTGCACCGTCCATTGTGCCAGCACGACCGCGCTGATACTGCTCACGAGCAGCCCAGTCCGGATTGGAGCATACTGCTTTGCGGTATAGACAATCATCTGAGCAACGTCTTCAAGCTGCTCCTGGACATTATTAGAAATAGACTCATTGAACTCCTGCAAAGAAGCAGCTAACTCTTCAACTCCGTCAATCGCAACGGACATACTAATGCTCATTTAGCTAAGTCTTCCTCGCTTTCTCTACTTGTTCAAGTGCTTGCCTGTCAATCTCATTGATAATAATCAAGAATTCTTCAACTTTCTTCGCAGATACACGCGCAAGCTGAGCAGGCGTCCAGCCCATTTCCTTGCACAAACGATACTCAGTTACGGACTCATGCGGAGTACTCCGCCTCATCGCCCTTAAGAGTTTTTTTCTTCTTCAGGCGACACCTTATTCAAGCTGTTCACGTGTTTTTCTATCAAGTCAATGAGTTCCGACGGTACCGCGGATTCAATATCTGTGCTGAGAAGTTTCTGTAACGTAACTGGGTTGCCGGGCGGCTGCTGCACAATACTAACGAGAATAAGTTCTGCCCGGACAGCAGTCTTATCAGTGGTAACGATTCTGCCTGTCACAGGATTGACTTGCGTGTACTTCTCTATGATTCTGTTTCTGGTTGCCCACGTGTACCTTTTAACAACATAGTGGCCTTTGTACTCAGGTCCAAACTGGTCGCCAATATCGAATTCAACAATATATTTCATGGGTATCAACCCACTTTTTTCCTGATTATAATCGCTTAGGTGATCGCTACAGTTTCAGCGACCCACTTTAGCTTAACAGAGACAAGATCCTTGACTTTGGTTGCTGGCGGAAACTCTTCCCACATACAATACGTGAAGAGCGCTTGGTGACCGCCGCCGAGCAGGAAGTTTAGGCTGAACTGCTGATTCGCAAGTAACGCGGTCAACGCCCAGGGACTCTGAAACTCAAGCGTTACTTCGCCTGATAGCTCACGGTTACGCTCTCGCAAGAACTTATGCAATAAAGAAGCAGTGCCAGCGCTTTGAATCACCGGAACAGGCTTCAAGTTATTCTTGATCTCAAACTGCCAATCTGTGCAATCAGTCAAACCAGATAGGCTCCCGCCAGACGGAGTACCAAGCTGAACAGGAGTGTTAAAGAAGGGAATTCCCCCAGGATAATCGCCATACGTTGCACCACTAATTAGCGCGGTTCCAGCGCTCGCGTTCTGCCCGACTAAGTCAACATCTGCCTTCAGCACATCATCAGTCTTCGCAGTGACGGTTAACTTGTCAATTTTGCAGCCAAGCAGGATTAGGCTATTAATGTTCGTTGGACTTGCCCATTGGCCCTTGAAGTATACGATTTGCACGCTTAAGCTTGACAGTAGCCCTGCGTACTGGAGTAGAGTAGTTGGAGCCAAAGGCGATGGAATATGCTTCAGTTTCAGCTTTACTTTGCGGATACCAGGGTACAAGGCCTGAAGGTCTCGGCTGCCGACGCCGTAGATCTTCAGCAAGCCAGGATCAATGCTTGGGTCGTGTTCTTCAACATTTATTCCCAGCATGCTTGGGCTTGTTGGGAGTACCCCGTAGCTTGATTCTGCTACGTAGTACACTTTTGTTTCTTGCGCACCATACGTATCTGGAAGACTCATTTTTTCACCTTTCAAGATATTGAGATTGTTTCAAGATACCATGAAGTAAGAAGGAATTCGGTGCGGTAGATGAAGGGCTTAACGTCAATCTTGTCCTTGTCGCCGTAGCTTACTATGTCAATGTATGTTATTCCGTTAACCGTGTCGACTGCGTTTGCAGTGTCGCAGTATATGGTAGCGGAGCCTGAGCTGCCTGTGCTCGTGTTTGTTGTTCTGACAAGCACCCAGACATAGCCGTTTGAGTCGATGTAGTTTGTTATGCTTGACGTTAAAGTGATGGTGACTGTTGCGTTTGACGAGCCGGTTCCTGTAGTCGCATTCTGCCAAGCCTGCGCTGAAGGATTCCAGACCTTCATTGTCACGCCGTTGCCGCTTGGAGCAGTGCCATAACCAATGAAGTTTAGCACGATCCGCTGCGTTGTCGCTGGAACATTTGGCAGCAAGATCTGGAAGAGCATTAAAGCGTAGTTGCCGCTTGTAGTCGAAGCGTATGAGAAGTCTGTTCCATCCTGATACCAGATCTGCTCATACTGCGCACTTGTCAGCTCGGTCCATTCGGAGTTGCCAGGTGCAAGCTCACTCGAAGCGTCTGCCCAGAATGCTTTATGTGGAGATCCTGACGGGTACCCTTCGCCAGCATAGTTTAGGTTGACAATATTCGGCGTTTTCATGTACTGATGGATTATGCGGTTGATCTCCTGGCAGATCTTCTGCCGCATTGTTGGGCCATCATCGCTGGTCTGCGGCCTATTCGTGCTCCACGTGTTAAGCCGTAAGCTTCCTATGCGTTGCCGAGAGGCTCCGTCGACTGTTAGCTTCTTATCAATACTTCGCGCCAAGCCGATGCTGATTTGCGCGTCATAATCTTTGAACAGCTCACGGTCATACCATTGAGCGCTGACGTAAATCTTAGCGATGCTATTGTCATTCTTGATAACCGTGATGTTGCTCTGTATCAGGCGAATTGCTGTGGTAACAGGATCTTCATAAGTGTCCAGAGTGCTCATTGCGTGATCAGCCTCCTGCAGACGCTCTTGTAAAAGAGAGGATCGCCGTTCAAATCATAATCAGAAACGGTGATGACCTCGTAGTCTT